AGATTACTACACCGAAGGAAAGTCGGCAGCAAACCTTATCATATCTATGATATACTCCACCATGACCAATAAGATTGTGTCTCTTAAATGGAGAGACGTGTATGGTGAGAGACGTAAAGGAAATGTTTTCGTTATAGAGAACGGTGAGCGCAAGTCAAAACTAATGAGATACACTAGAGACGAATACATAAGTCAAAAATTATGATTGAGATATATGAAAGCATATTCATCACCGTAGGTGTTGGATTTTTATTTGCTTGTTTATTTATATTCGAACCTTGGGGTTGGGTCATAGATAAACTATTGCCGTATAAGCCATTTAACTGCGTCCTGTGCCTTTGTTTTTGGTGCAGCCTAGGGTTATATATATTCATAGATTTGAATCCCTTAAACGCAATATATTCAGCAGTGATTGCTGAGATGACATATAGAAAACTAATAATGTAAATTAAATAGGTATCATGAAATTAAGAAATTCAGCAAGAAACATTAACAGGATAATTATACACTCAACCGCAACGCCCGAAGGCAGAGAGGTTAGTGTTGATGAAATAACTAGATGGCATAAAAATCGTGGGTTCTCCACTATTGGTTACCACTATGTTATCGGCCTTGATGGAGAGATAGAGGTAGGAAGAAGTGTTCAGGATTCAGGAGCTCACGCTAAAGGATACAACCGTAGAAGTATCGGTGTCGTTTATGTGGGAGGTATGAACAAAACAATGTCAAAAGCAAAGGATACGAGAACCGAGCTTCAGGATGTTGCGCTAACAAATCTTATAAAGTCTCTGCTGAAGCTGTACCCAACCGCAACTGTGCATGGCCACAATGAATTTTCAGACAAAGCCTGTCCTAGCTTTAATGTTCAGGAAGAGTATGGATTCATATGGGAGCCGAAGGAAACTAAAGATTTATTAATTAAAGAAGAAGAGGACAATGATGAAGAATGACTTTGATTTAGCAGATGGATTTGCTGATTTCGTAGATGAGCTAACAACAAGCGATAAAAACTCGAATGCTTGTTCTATTGACAACCCTGACTGCGAGGGTTGTGGGAGTTAGACATGAGCAAGTTATTAAAAATATTAGGAGGCAAAGCTGTTCAGGAAACTGCGGAAGCGGTTGCCAATGTCGTGGACAGATTTGTAAAAACTCCGGAGGAAAAAGAAGCTGTTCGTGCAGCTGTGGAAGAAGAGATATCTAAGAGATGGAACAGCGATATGCGTTCAGACTCTTGGCTGTCTAAGAACGTCAGGCCACTAACCCTAGCCACCGTGATTATATTTTTAGTATCGATGACTTTTTTTGAAGGATTTGGTATTAGTAATATAAGCGAAAGATGGATTGGATTATGGGAAATGGTAAGCGTAACAGTGATAGGCGGGTACTTCGCGGTAAGAAGCGTGGACAAGAGAGGACGTCTAAAGTAGAATGGTGTGAGAACTCACCGATAGAATGTACTTGCTTAGGTAAGGGATGTAAAAGATAAGGGGGCTAACGCCCCCTTTTTTTATTTACTAGATTCTCTAAATCCTTTGTCGTATTCTCCTCGGAGTTCTAGATTGTAAACCCTTTCTTCTAGCACATCTATAAGAACAATCTTTTTATCTAGCCTTTCATGAACTGTTCTCAGTTCCATTTTAAGAGAGGTGAACTCAGCATATATTCCACCTGCCGCAAATACTGCTGCTAAAAGCCATATGAGCATTGACCAATTGTCTTTGACAAATGATTTAGACTCAGGCATTACTTGTCTTTATTTCTACTCCAAAGAGCATGTGAGCGTTGAAAGGTGTATAGTATTGAAACTATTAATAAAACTAACTTTAGCAAATCTTCAACAGCCGTCATAGAAACTGCGAAAGCTCCTGTGTTTAATAGAAATAATTTCAAGTCGTTGTGGTCCATTATAGTACGGTTATCCCTACAAATTTCTTGACAAATCTAACAGGTGTGCCAATTACTCCGAGATGAATGCTTCCTCCCCAAGAAGCAGTCCCTGAATCTATAACAGGAATTATAACAGTTCCGGTAACCCACTGCCCATCGTTAGAAGGTTCTCCACCACCAAGTGAAAGTATTAAGTTATCAGTGCCTGTGTGTTTCTGAAGGTCAAGATTAAAATGACCACCACTAACTCCTCCTGCTAAATTATTGTCAACGTAAAACGCGTATGTTAAAGCAACAGCCTGACCAACACTTAGTGTTGAAAAATCTAATATTCTCCCACCATCGTAAAGATTTGATGATGACGTGATTGTTTGCTGCTGTGCATAAGGATTACCATCCATTATAACTTCTGTAAAGGTATTTTCATCAATGTTGCTAGTAACACCTGAATCTGTCCAAAACTCAAAAGTCTTAACACCCGACCCACCTCCAACGGGATAGTATGAAGCCACTCCTCTATCAACAACCTTTATATTAGTGTCATGATTGTCCTCATGAAATTCTACTGAGTAAGTTTTTCCATTAGAGTTTACAGCTCCGCTTACATTTATTTTTTTAGGGTCTTGCATTATTCGCAGGTTTCATTAGATGGCTTATAAGGGTAATATACTGAACCCTGATAAACATCATTTTCATTAAATAAATCATTATCACAAGCCTCAGCTGTTGCTATAGTCTTTAGCGAAGCTGTTGACTTTATATAATCTACAATACGAGCATTGATATATTTAGCCTTGCTATCTATTTGAGATGTAAGTGCATCGATAACATATTGGTCTTGCACCGATTCTTCATGCTTTGTATTAGCTGCGCCTGAGCGCAACATAGCAACCGTAGCCTTAGCAGCGTACATAGCTAAAGTATATTTAACCAACTTAAACAACTCAGTCTCTTCCGTAGTAAGAGATTGGTCAAATACTTGTTGCTCTAAGTGTTCATACAAACAAGTACCTAGCAAATCCTGCAATGAGGTGAATTGCTCTAATTGAATTATAGACAACAACGCAGCACGGTCCAATCTTTTCGGCAAGGGAAAGTTTTGGTACAGGTAGTTGTCGTCTATGAAAATTACTTTAACCATTTTATAAATCGGTTGTGTTAGCCCCCTTGATACTTTCAAGGTTTATATCTTCTTCAACGACAGATAATTCCATCTTGTCAAATCCTACAGTCGATAGGATTCTGTTGATACCCCCTAGAATAACTTCTCTATTAGGTAGCGTTTCTGTTGCTCTAAATATTTGATAAGCCGTGACAAGTTCGTTCCCCGTTCCTCCGAGCTTACCGCTAACCATAACCCCAAAGAGGGTAGGACTAGTAATGTTGTGAGCAGTAAGTATTTTAGCATCATTAAGTCTTGATAATACGTCTATTGTTTTGTCTAAATTAGCTATGTCTAGAGGCGTGAATTTTGGCGCGTCTTCTTCTTTTTTGACCCAACTGACGATGAAGTTATCCGCTTCAGGGCCCGTGAAAGACTCTTTGAATTTACTGTATTCAGATGCTTTTTGCTCATTAGACATATTCCTGCCAATGAAAGTAGCGAGTACCTTTGGCGTGAATCCATTAGCTGACGAATTTTTAATATGTTTACCAAACTCGAAATCACTTGCAATATAATGAAAAGCAGATATGTAATTAGGTACTCCGTAATAGGGGTTCCCACTATAAGGGTTAGCAATGTATAGTACAGCTTCTTTCGCAGACTTATCGTACTTGCTAAAGGCTTTGACTCTCTTCGGTTCGTTGTGTTGTACTGAGTTTGCTCCGTATCCAAAACTTCTTCTTACAATGTAGTGCGTAACTTCTCCTTGCTCGTTTGGCTCTGCAGCCCTGACTCCTTTAGGGTCTAAAGATTTAAATTCTACAATCTTTGTTCTTCCTTTGTTCCAACGAACATAAAATGCAGCAGCACCCTTGTGCTCATACTGAAATGCAGCATGAGAAATCACATCGTACATACCTTGATTATTTCCCGCACAATTATTTAAGAAAACTTTTAGCTCTTGCTTCGCTTTCTTAGTAGATAAAAAATCATCTTTGTAGGATATATCATTACCGGCAATCATCTTTGCCTTCTTCGTTAAGATACCTGAATGAACAGGAGACTGACGAAGCATCTTCTCTAGAATTACAGGAAAGTCATCATTAACTCCAAACTTGATGTAATTTCCTAGGTTGGTATGACCTAATTTATAACGACCGTTAAGGTCGATAATAGCGTTCTCTAGCTCATTCGCAGATACACTTGATTCAGTAGCCTGAACAAATGTCTTTGACGCGAAGAAATCTACAATATTATTTACTAGTCCCATTAATATAATTTACAAGTTAAAGGTCTGTAAAGCGTACAGTGTCAGAATAAATACCTGTCGTACCTGAAGTTACGGTAAAAGATTCAACCTCGCATAAGTATGTGCTACTGTTTCCTCCATTTAATATTGTAAGATAATACTCACCACCCTCTAGGTTGTTCGTTACTAAATCTATATTTAGAACGATAAAATCTTTGCAGGTATCTAGCCCTAAAGAATCCTGAAGGTTTTGTAAAGACAGCACAGAAGGACCAACTACTTTCTCAAAAGTTACATCAAATGAGTTTATAGCATAATCTATATTTCTTATAAAAGAAATCGAGTTTATTGCACCTGTCTTTAATCGCTTCATTTACTCTTCTTTAACCACCTCGTACTCTCCCGTACTTAGATTTATATTTATGTGTCCGTACTTCTGTTCTAAAGCATCTTTACGCTCTACTAAAGATTCCTCTACACCGCTAAACTTAGAAGCTACCTCTAATTTCTTTAGTTCTAATTCTCCTAGAACTTTAATAATCTCAGTTCTTGTAGCTATTAAATCTTTAATAGCCTCTAATTCTGCTTTGTTAATTTTCTTAGCCTTAGCCATATTATAATAATTTTATATATTACTAATATAATGTAATATTATAATAATATATAATATACTTTTAATTATTTTTGCCTATTACTAACACTATCTATATACGCTACACACTCTTCAAGAGTACCGTAAAACTCAGGTGTCCCGTCATTAACAGCTTCATAAACTGTTCCCTCTTCATCGTAAGGTTGTACATCGTATCCCATTAGTATGTTGCTATGTTACCGTTTACAATTGAGTTAGTGTATTTGCTATTGCTATCGTTAGCGTTGCTACCTTCAAACGTCCACTCTGTTATAAGACCACTTGTAACTGTTTGGCTACTATCTGCTATAACACCACTGTTGTATAGTGTGCTTACTTCGCTTGAGGATAAGACCTTGTTATATATTTTAAATTCATCATAGTCTAGGGTAGCGTTACCTGCGCTATTTGTAACGTGTAGGTTTTCTCCAATACGTCCTTTGGTAGCGTTGATAGCTGTTCTAGTTCCGTTATTAGCATTTGATTGAGAAGTACATTCTGTAGCATTCCAATACAGCTTAAATGCATTACTTGCATTTGTCATTGAAGCATCGTAAGTTACTGTAATCATACAGAATCCATCACTGTTGACATTCCCTCTAGCAGAACTCCTCCATTTTGTACTACTATTAATGCCTGTTGCAGAGGAGTTGTCATGTAGTGGAAACTGTCTGTCAAAGTTTGAGCTATTAGTTCTTACCCTAGCAATAAGTCTATTTAAGCTTTGGCTATATGTGAGGAATATACGGTTGTTTCCGTTTGAATTTGTGTTACCGAAGTTATAAAGCAATTGATTTTGTAATCCACCTGTGTTACGTACCCAAAAACTAAAGCTCAAATCTTGTGTGGTGTTTATGCTAAACGGAGATGTTCCCGTAGTACAGTTTATGTAATCGCCTGTACCATCGTTTTGATAATACTTTGTATTGCTATATGCGGGAGCTGCATCATGGTCATAGCTATACCACTCGCTAATAGCGTGAGGCGTAGTAGCGTTAGGCGTACTAGTGCTGTTTGTATTAATAGTCTCGTAACCCCCCTCAGCCGCAGTTGAAATTGAAATCTCTTCTAACGATTGGTTTAATTCAGTAGCCAACTGTGAAAACTTAATTTGTCCACTACTTTGCAGAGCCATCTAGTCTTGCTTTTAGTTCCTCAATTTGTTTTTGCTGCTCTTTGATAGCTTCAATAAGAAGTCCTGTAATGTTTCCGTATGCAACGGCTAACATCCCCTCTTCTGTTTCGTGTACAACTTCAGGGAAAACCTCAGCAACTTCTTGCGCTATAACACCTGTAGAACGCTTCTCCTCGCCTATCTTATTAAAGTTAACACCTCGCAAGGCACTTACTTTTTCGAGAGCATTAGGGATTGTTTCTACATTTTCCTTAACTCTAGCATCAGAGTAAGCAATAAGGTCACCTGTCGCGGTAAACGTACCCGATAGATTGTTACCGTTGTTAGATAGGTTATCTAAGTTAGCGTCTCCATCAGCTCCGTCACTACCATTAGTACCGTTACTACCGGCCGGCCCTTGTGGACCTTCAGGCCCTTCGGGTCCTTCGGGTCCCCTAGCTCCTTCAGCTCCATCAGTACCATTAGAACCATTAGAACCATTAGTACCATTACTTCCCGCTGCACCACGAACATTACCTAGATTAACTTCTGTGCCTTCAATCTCTACAATTAATTCGTAGTTAACTAGGCTCACGCCTGTGACTGAATCTCCATCAGCTCCATCAGTACCATTAGAGCCATCAGAACCCGCGGGTCCTGTGCTTGTGGGTAGTGTAACAGAACCTCCGTTAGTTAACGAAAGCGTAGTACCACTTATAGATAATGTTTGGCTATCTGTTTCAGAGGTAAGGAATCCGTATTCACCCAAAGCCTCAGCCGTAACGTAGTCTCCATTTGCGTGATTGCCCCATCCGTATGCCGTGTCCCAATTGGATACATTCGCATCACTCGCTCCTGTAATACTACCCCCAATAAAGTTACCACTACCGTTAATCCCCTTAGCTGTGCCGTCTACGAAGAATCCTCCGTCAGCACGCATATACCTAGGAGTATATATGTTTTTATTTGTGTGTTGATTTATTCTTAGCCATGAAGTGTCTTGAGTTCCAATCTCACCGACTCTTGTAGTACCATTAAAGAATTGAATATCATCAGATGTGGTACTATCTACTCTTTTGATAATTAATCTAGTAGCTGCTGTACCGTTTCCGATAGTAAGTGAACCCGTCATTGTGCCACCCGCCTTTGGCAATGCATCGTCAGCTCTTGTTCCTTGAGCTGAGGTTGCGTATGCTGAGGAAGCAGTTGCAGCAGCAGTACCTAGTGTAGGCTTGCCTGTAAGAGCATCATAAGTTCCGTCAAATAAAGTCGGTGTACCTGTTAATGAACCATAAGCACCGTCAAATAAACTAGGTTTATTAGTTAGTGTATCGTAGTCACCATCAAACAAAGTAGGTAGACCGCTAAGAGAGCTATAAGCACCATCAAATAAAGATGTGTTACCCGCCATTGCTGTTGTAGCAGAGGTTCCTATTGTTAAAGGTGTTAGGTTACCTGTATGATATAGTTCACGAAGAGTCCCATCTAGCTTTACAGACATTACATTTGTAGTGTCATTATAACTAAACCCATCGTTATTAGCCATATTGATGACCGTATCTCCATCAGTAAAATAATTACCCGCTGCTTGGTAACTACCTGAAGCTTGGTAACTTCCCGCAACTTGATAAGTCGCAGACAAATCGGGTATACGAGCGGCAGCAATAGTGCCACTTGTTATTTTAGATGCAGCTAAGTTAGGTATTCTAGCCGTAGCGAAAGTACCGCTTGTTACTTTAGAAGCTGCTAAATTAGGAATGTCTGATGCTGCTAGGTTCAGTGAACCGTCTACATCTATACCACTGAGAAACTTAACTGCCATTTATGTGTGTTTTTAATAAAACAAAAGGGGAGGAACGCCCTCCCCCTCTATAGTTAATCTACAATTTATGCCCCTACAGCAACAATTCTAAATTCTACTCCTGAAGATAATTGTGCACTTGCAGAACCTGAACCATCCTGAACAATGTCAGTCATTACTAAGTTTCCGTCTGAATCGTAAACCTGTATGTTAGCATATCCACCGTAACCTAATTCTAAATCCGTAGCACCACTAGTTGCGCCTGTTACGTCTTTACTTACAAACGTAGGTACATCAGGTTTGTTAGTTAGGTTTGTGTAGTTTCTGTAGTAAGCAGAAGATTGTCCGTCTAACTTATCAGCATCAAGACCTGAACCTGCGCCATCGACAGTTAGCATTTTAGTCAATACATCAGCAGCGGTATAAGATGAAGAGTTCAACTTAGCTGCTAATGCAGTAGTCATTGTACCTGCAAAATCAGCGTCATCATTTAATGAATCAGCAAGCTCTTTAAGAGTGTCTAGTGCAGCGGGAGCAGTTCCTATTACATTTGAAATTGCCGTACCAACATAAGTCTCTGTAGCATATCCCGTTAAAGCTGAAGAAGTCAATCTTGTAGCTAAATCATCCTCAAGGCCATCAATTTCATCAATTGCGTGTGTATGTGCACTAGGCGCAAAGGTGCTAGGTATACTTGTAAGAGAAGTATAAACACCGTCAAAGCTAGAAGTACCTGCACCAATAAGTGTACGCATTTCCGCACCCGATATACCTGTGTTTAAACTAGGCACTATTCCGTTAGATAAGATAGCAGGAGTTCCTGTGTCACTTACCTTCGAGCTGTTGTCTGCTATAGCAGTTATCTCTGAGCTAGTAATCGTTCTAGTATCACCCGCCATTGCCGTCTCACCTGTAGTACCGATTTCCATCGATACTTTACCTGAGTTGGCAGTAATTGCACTAGCCTGTGAAGTTGTAATAGTAATTGTATCTCCTGCAAGTGCATCGGCTGATGAAGTACCTACAGCTAAAGAACTAGTTCCTGCGCCAATTAAAGAGCGAATTTCAGCTTCGGTTATACCGTTAGCTAATTCAGGAGAACCACTATTATCTTCTAAAGCGGGTTTAGCAGGGATTGCACTAGCATCTGCTTTTGCATCTAGCGCAGTCTGAAGTCCTGATGTGTTACTAATAGCAATTGTGCCTACAGAAAATACACCTGAACTTTCGGTAAGTGTAGTTCCATCAGCACTTGCGCCAATGCGTACAAAGCCTGAGCCTGTGTGTACTTTTACAGCATTGTTTGCTGTATCATAAAATATTTGACCTTCCACACCCGTTGGTGCTGTGGCCAAATTTTGCAAGACTACGTTTTGAATTTCGTTGCCTGCTAAGTCTAAGTCAACTAAGTGTTTAAGAGCCATTTGTTTTTAATTTATTTTTAATTTAAGTATGCTTTGCCTTTGAAGGCAGATTTAAAACTCACAGTAAGTGAGTTATTGTTTATATAGTCTACCTGTCCAACGACATAAGTGTTAGCAGAGTCAACTATAGTTACAGATGGATACTTACCCATGTTGTGCGTTATAGTCCAAGAGGTAGCTGTTGTGGTTTGGTTATGTGTAAAACTAGTTAATGACTCCCCGTTTGAGGTTACAGTTCCCGTAAGTGCTACAGTACTTGTAGAAACAGTAATAGGCAACAGGTTACCATTACCGTCAGATAGCTGCTTAGAGCCGCTTAGTTCGTTGTTGTCCGAGGTCTTTATAAGACCTTTATAGGTATCCTTCGGTTTATTTCCTGTAAGTGTAGCCATTTATATTTCTTCTTCCCAAGTATCGTTAATAGTCTCCCAACGCATAGGTATCAAATTCCAAAATCTATTGTCAAACTCATAGGAGTTCGATTGAGATTTGTTTACTGCCGCAATGCAATTTATTTGTATACCTAATCCTAATCTCATTATCCTAAATAAGCAAGAACAACTCCTTGGTAACAAGATACCTCATTGAACTTACCTAGTATTTGCATTCCTGTGGGAAGTACCTGTCCTACTAAACTATCTCCTACCTCTGAGTCAGCGTTGATACTTGCTTCCTGCAAGCATAAAATAACACGATACGTTTCTCCACTAGGTGTTGTATCACCTGCGCCTAATTTACGGAAACCAAAATCACCCATTGAAGATTGATAATAATTTCTGTCTTTAGTTATATTGTTTTCCATTTATGTTTCCCAATTTACATTTACTATATCCCAATCTAAATTTATCAGACCCCAATTTACAGACCAACCTGAAGATTGCTCTACAATAATATCTGAATAGTAAGCACTGCTACCTACTAAATAGTCTATCCTTCCTGTAGTCACCTGTATAGCATTAGCGTTATAGGCTTCCACATTAGGAAATACATAGTCAACAAATCCTTTGTTAACCTGCACTGCATTCCTGTTATTACCCTCTGTAGTGCTTGTATACATTACGGAAGTACAGGTGTTACGTTATGACTAGCTAATGAAGCTATCCAACTTTCCGTAACTAATTCTACATCTATAAAAGAAAGCTCATTTTTAGAAGCTCCACTAGAAGCGTTATAGTTCATGGTTAGACCATCCATCCAACCGCTAACTGTTACACTTCCGTTATTATGATATAAAATACAAACTATGTCAGAGCGTCTTGACATATAGTCAATCTTATTCATTCTATTATCAACAGATGGTATCCTTACAAGGATGTTTGTTGTTATAACTCCTAGACCACTGTTGTTTGCTTTGCTCTCATTAAAAGCAGTAACTCCATCTCTCTTGTTATGCTCAAAGACCACTGAATTATTCATCGTTAAAGCTGTTATTGCTGTCTCGTCAGATGGGTCTAGAGTCATATTCAAGTCTTTTTGTAAGCCTAAGACAACTTTCTTGATACCTCCCCTAGCAGGTCGGTTACAGTTTATGTCTATGTCCTCTAGGAAAATACTACAATTAAAACTCATATGTTATATAATAAAAAAAGGGGAAGGGTATACTCCCTCCCCCTTGTATTAATTTACAAGAATTGCTTACGCAATTACGTCAGCCCACTCAGCACTTTCGATGCAGTAAGACAAGCTGTCTTCCTCACCTGTAAGTGTGATTTGGTAACGGTTCTTCTCAGAACGTCCTGTTCCTGAATTTCCGTCTACAGTTGCAGCGTACAATCCGTAAACCCAACCTACCATGTGGTAAGTTCCGGCAGCCGTCTCGATGAAAGCAACTAACTCTGCACCCGGTTTTGCGATGTTGTCCAAAGCATTACGGTGAGTAGTAGACATCTTAGGAATCTCGATAGAGATAGTAGGTACAGCAGAAACTACACCATCAGCAGATACGGTTTTAACTTCACTGAATACAGAGAAACCGTCTTTTAAATTGAACTGAATCTCGATTACATCGCCGTCAGTATCCAAACCTGTAGTTGCCGGTGTAACGGTTACTACTTCATTTGCTACTGTAACAACTGAAACCAAGTCAGCCTTGTTACCGATAAGAACACGCTTTAAACCACCTATTCCTAGGTCGTCACAAGAGAAGTTCACATCAGCTAGAGTGATATCACAAGCCATTTTTTTTAGTTTTTTAGGGTTAATAAAAAGGGGAGGAAGAACCTCCCCTCTTTAATTTATTTATGCGTGAGTGTAAACGATTTCCTCACCTTTCAAGTAAGAGAAACCTAACTTGAACTGACCCCAAATTTTGTCGCTTGACAATTCAGGTTCGTACTTCATGTCGATTGCGCGTACATCGTTGTAGTCGTCAGTCAACATAACCAAGTTTTGTGGAGCACACAATACAAACTCGCCTGCAGCTAAAGAAGCAAAGTGTACAACTTCCATACCGAAGTAAGGAGGAATGTTACCTTCTACAATACCTTGTGGTGTAGTAGTAAACTTCTCAGCGATAGCAATTTGGTAAGCCTGCATAGCAGCCGTTCCCAAGAAGAAAGCCGGTTTGAAATCACGGTCAGCGTCTCCGTAAACAGCAGACAACATATCCGCACTCATAAGAGCGTAAGCAGCTTCCATGTGGTCCAATACGTTTGCAGAAGTAATACCACCTGCAATTACGTTATCGATAACAGAAGCATCAGCAGTCATCTCAGTAGCTAATTCAGTAGCAGCAAGAGTTAATGCTTTTTGAGCAGACAATTTAGCGAAGTAATCAAATACCCAATCCTTGAACTCAGCGTCCATAGTCTCAGGGTTGTGTTGACCTTTCTTCAATAAAAGACCACGGTAAGAACCTTCTAGTGCAGTTTTACAGTTTAAGAAAGACCACTTGTAATCAGATACAGTCATCTCTTTCTCACCGATACTAGCAGTAGATTGAGGGTCCCAAGCACAGATATCCGTGCCAAAAGTTAATGCAGCGTCAAAGATAGGTACGTTAACCTTTGCTTTAACACCATCGATAAGACGGAAACGGTTAAGAACCGCTGCCGATTTTACCATAGAATCGATGAACAAGTCACGACTACGGTCGCCATAAGGCAAATTAGAAATAGATACAGCCATTTTTATTTAGTTTTAAAAAAGTTCGTTTTAATTAATTTACAATTTATTTGAATCTGTTAAAGAAATCATTAACCATACTTACCTTTTCTGCAGTGATTGCATTAAAGACTACGGTCTTGTCCTCTACAGTTTCAGCAACCTCTTCAGCTTTTTGTTCAGCAGCAAATTGCTCCTCAACTTGTTCTTCAGAAACTTCTTCTTCAGCAGAATACTTGTCTTCTTCTTCTTCTTCTTTTTTACTTTCAACAACAACCGCTTCTTCACCTGCAGGAGCAATGTACTTCTCAGGTTTCTCTTCGGTCATTTCCTTTTCTTCTTTCTCTTCTTCAGGCTTTTCTTCTTCTTCTTCGTGATTTTCAGCCATCGCAGCGATGTGCTTTTGAATCATTTCGACAGCAGACTTTAGGTCTTCAACGCTAGCGAACTTCTCTTCAAAAGAGGTCAATACTTCTAGAAGAGTAGCATTCTCCTCTTCCAAAGCAATAATCTGTGCCTCGAACTTAGAGACGTTAGCTTCGAAAGAAGCCTCCATCTTGCCTAGTTCTTTAGCAAAATTAAATTCATTCATGTTATTATTATTTACGGGTTTAATATCAGCTTGAATTTCGATAGAAAAGCCATTAACTTCTCCTTCTTTAATCGCGCTAAACAATTCGTCAGACTCAATTTTAGCCTTGACAAATACAGTTCCGTTTGGAAGCTTATAACCATAGTCAGTTGACTTATCGTTATCAGACTCTTTCATCCAAACTTCAAGCATCACCACATCTTGAGTATCGTACTCGTGGTGAATACCAAATTCGTTGAACAAACCTTTCTTAGAGTAGTTGTACATAATATCACGGATTGTATCTTCCGTGAACCTAACATAGTAATATCCGTTTTCCGGACTGTGGCGTAGAATTTCCTTATTAGGAATCATAATAGGTCCTACTACCTCTCTTCTTTCTTCGTTGGTAAACATCTCTACTACTTCGGTTTTGTTGAAGTAGATAAAGTTTTCCTCAATCGCAG